GCCGCTATGACTTTTATCACAAGACCGAAGATAAGATTGCCTTTGACCTTGAAATGCTTAATACCATTACAGGCGGAGGTATTCCTCGCAAGACGCTCAACATTATTCTTGCTGGCACAGGTTGTGGCAAAAGTTTGGGCATGTGTCATATGGCTAGTGCAGCACTATCTGAAGGTCGCAATGTATTGTATATCACAATGGAAATGGCTGAAGAAAAGATCGCTGAGCGTATTGATGCCAATCTTTTTGATGTACGTATTGATCAGTTGAAGGACTTGACTAAAGCATCATTCAATACAAAGGTCAAAGGTATCAGCGATAAAACCAAAGGTAAACTTGTTGTCAAAGAATATCCAACCGCAAGTGCACATGTCGGTCACTTCCGCGCATTGCTACTTGAACTCAAATTGAAAAAGAAGTTTGTTCCTGACATCATTTATATTGATTATCTAAACATTTGCGCAAGTAGCCGCATGAAAGGATTGAGCGGAAGCGTCAATACATACAGTCTTATCAAAAGTATTGCTGAAGAGATTCGTGGATTGGCTGTTGAATTTAATGTACCCATCTGGAGTGCAACTCAAGTTACGCGGTCGGGTTTTCAATCGTCAGATATTGAAATTACGGATACCAGCGAAAGTTTTGGACTACCTGCAACGGCTGACTTGATGATTGCATTTATTCGTACTGAACAACTTGACAAGATGAATCAAATAATGGTAAAGCAACTCAAGAATCGTTACAATGATCCAACAACCAATAAACGATTTACAATTGGTGTTGATCTAGCAAAGATGAGACTGTATGATGTGAGCGATCCTACCGCAAATATTATGGCTGATGACTCTTCACACTCTGCTCCGCAAACTCCTTTTGCTGCAGGGCGAACTAATGCTGGTCGTGCTAATAAGTTTGATGATTTTAAAATTTAACTTTATTATAAATAAAGTATATGTCAAACGTAATAAGTTTTAAAAGTTATTTGGCTGAGGCCTTTTCAAACGCGTCTACAGATAAAGTAGCATTTCTAATTGCTAAATATCTAAAGAAGAAAACCGGTGTTGTATTGTTTAGATATCCTGGTATTGAAGCATTCAAGAACGGTGATGGAGCAGGTTTTGGTTTGCGTTTCTATTCTAGCAAAAAGAATGTTTCATTGCGTTTCAACTGGAAGAGTGCTAGTCAAGCCGGCTATTCAAATCTTGCAAGCATTGATTTTTGGAATGGTAAAACTCCAGCTCCGTTCCACATTGAATTTGATCAGACCGTAAGTATTGTTAAGGTATTGCCACTCGTTGCAGATGCACTTAAAAATAACAGCATTGAGCTGGGTAAGATTCGTACCATGCCTGATGATGTGCCACTCAACGAAGATTTCAATTATGATTTTTTAGCTGAAGCTGCTAGCCCAGTAGATATTCTTAATGATATCTTAGATATGGTTACTGAGCCTTCCTTTGCAAAGGGTAAGGTATATACTAAACACAAGAGTGCTGGTCAGAAGATTTTTGATCAGCTTGAAACCTCATACCCTGCACTGTTTGTCAAGACTGGCACAAAGTTCACATGGGCTGGTAAGGCAAAGGACATTGAAAAGATTCGTAAAGAACAAGGTGCACTCCTTGATGCAACTGGCAGTGTTGAAGCAAAAGTAACGCGTGGCTCTGCTAAAGAAAAGTATGTTATATCTCAAGAGATCAATGCTCTTGAAAGCGATCAAGAGCGCCTCACCTTTGAAGCTCAATTGTTTGACCTAGAAAATCTAGTTAAAATGACTGTTAGTGGTTCTGCCAATGCATTGTTTGTCAGTGGTAAAGGCGGTGTTGGTAAAACACATACAACCGAACAAATCCTTAGCAACCTTGGATTGCGTGATGGCGCTGGTTACTTTAAGAATACTGGTAGTGCTAGTGCTGCAGGTTTATACTCATTGCTGTTCCGCTATAAGGATAAGATCATCTTCTTTGATGATTCCGACGATGCATTGGGTGATCAAGAAGCACGCAACTTGTTGAAAGCCGCTACCGATACCAAGAAGATTCGTAAGTTGGTGTGGAACAAAATGGGTAAAAATGTTGTTGATCCTGATGACATGACCGATGAAGAAATTCTTGATGCAGGCTTGATTCCGCGTTATTTTGAATTTACAGGTAAAGTTATTTTTATTAGTAACCTTCCATTAAACAAACTTGATCCTGATGGTGCGCTGCGTACTCGTGCGTTCATTATCAATATTGATCCAACTGAAGCCGAAATTTATGATTTCATGGATAAAATTGTTGGTAAGATTACTCTTGAGGATGGTCTTGAGCTGGATGATAAAGCACGTAAGCATGTTGTTGACCTGTTGCGCAAAGGCAAGAGTCAACAAAGTGCTAACCTTCGCAAACTATCCCGCGGCTTAAACATGAGCGCTGGCGCTATTGCCAGCGGCGTTGAGATTAGCGATGCTGACCTGTCACGAATGATTGAAACATATGCTTGACCCTCAGTGATTAAATTTAGTATATACGGCTGCAGCGCAGATAAGCGATTAAAACGTCGCATTGGCGCTGCAGCCGTTTTCTTTTTGAAGGCATTGATGCCGCGTAAGCGTAACATAGAAATACGCATCAAGCTGGTCAAGGATATGTTGACCAATGAAAATACATATGGTGAATGTTATGATTTGGACGCCTCACAACATAATGATTATTATACTATTCGTCTAGACTATAATGATACAGATACGCTAATACGCACGCTTGCGCATGAGATGATTCATATCAAACAGTTTTCTCGAGGAGAATTGCGAATGTTATATTCAGGATATTGTGCGCGATGGAAAGGCAAAAATTATGCTGACGATACCGATTATGAAGAATGCCCGTGGGAAATAGAAGCAAACGCCTTAGAGCCATCTCTATCAGCTGACTTTATATCTAAATATCCTTTGGTATAAATAACCATAATTCACAGTATGTCAAACTTAGCAGGAAAAGAATTATACAAGTACGATTGGCGCGCCGAAGTTTTTCTTAAAAAGCTTAAGAACAGTGAAGCTTTTGAATTGGAGAATGGTAAAAAAGTGGTATTCATACCAGCTAAAGATGTTATCAACACCATTACCAAAAGACTGCCTACAAGCGCTATACGATTACTTGATGGCAAAGGCAATACATATTCACTAAAGGATATTGCAAAAAATTCAGAATTTGCCGGCCGGGGTAGTGGCGGAGGAACTGTTAAAGAGGACCGTGAATTGGCATCTTTGATAGAACAAATTGATGCCGCAAAAAGCGACATGGCAGCTGCTACAATCAAAATAAAAGTTGGCAATAAAACTTATGATGTGTATGGTGCAGCTAGTACTGCAGGAACTCCTAAGAGCGACTTTCACTTATTGGATATTGATGGTAAAGAGATTGTTTGGTTATCACATAAAGATGGTAGCAAAGCAAAAGACTTTCAACAATGGGGTGGTATAAGTTCAGCAAAGGAACCAACAATTTTTGCTCATAAGGAAACTCAAAAATTTATCTCTGATCTTAAAAAAGACTATCCTGATGGTTTGCCACCAGCTACTACGCTATATCGTAAAATTAAAGATGATAAGTTGAAAATGCTTAGTGTATATGGCAACAAGTATGGTGGTACACTTGGTCAACAAAATGTTAGTATGCTGTTGCAAGGACCAGTTAAACTCGTCAAGAAAGGCAAACATTATGAATTGTCAGCTAATCATGTTCATTACAATGGTGATAGCGTAGATGGTGATGGCTATGATCCTGTTCTTATGGCTATATACAAAGGAGATCGCAGTGATGCCGGCGTAAAAGGTACACGCATTGTAATCAGTCCAGTTGGTGGACGCAAAGGAATTGAATACAAATGATATCATTTAAACAACACTATTTGACCGAAGGTGCAAACCTAGCGCCAGCTGAATTATACAAATATGATTGGCGTGTTGATATGTTTCTTGACAAATACAAGAACAGTCAACCATTAACATTAGCCGCCGGGGGAGAAGTGGTATTGCGCTATGACGCAAAGACCGCAGCTGATGTAAAAGCTAAAAACAACCCAGCCAAGATTGTTTTCTATTCAGCTAAAGATGACAAACCATATGCTCTAAAAGATTTTAGTAAAACCAAAGAATTTGGTGGGGGAGGTGGTAAAGGTGCTGGTGCAGATGTTACGCGTACTACGGAAAGTGCACAGGCAGTATATGCAGCTGCACGATGGGCTGGTAGCAAAAACTATACAGCTATTGATTTGGAACGCGCATACAAAGGCTGCAAAGTAGATGAACCATTTGAAAACATATTGAACGGTTTATCACCAGCATGGCGTGATAGTTGTATTCTTGGTGCTGAAGCATTGCATAAGAAATATAGCAAAAAGAATTATACTTTCCATCGTGGAAGCGACTGGGTAGAGTCACTCGAAAAAACATTCAAGAAACTCAACAGCGCCGAAAAGATATTTTCGAATGTCAACAAATGGAGTCCAGCTGACATCTATATGGTATCGCCGGCTGGCGCTGCGATTAAACTTGCAGCGGCTACAAATATTATCGAATTGAATGGCCTGCTTCTTGAGGCAATGCGTGATGGTGATATAGTTGGTGTATCTCTAAAGCTGCTTAAAGGCGGTGTCAAAATGTCAACTTATAATGCCGGTGATGAAAAGCACACCATTGAATTTGACAAGTTTACAACTGGTACCAAAGGATTCTTTAGCGGTAAGGATATCTATATGTATTTTTCACAGAATGGCAAAATACAATTCCGTACTTTTCCTGAAACTTTCCAAGGCGAAATCAAAGGGACGAATGCTAATCAAGGTAAACTTAGCTATGGGCCAATTCAAACCGTATTGCGTCACCTTCGATTGCAGCAACTGATTGACATCAAAACTTTACGCAAAGCATTGGCTGAAAGCGATGAGAAAATCTATAAAGAGTTTTACGAGAATTATACACGCTATTCGATGGACTCTTCAAAGTTGCAGTTGGACGCATTTGTTGAAGAATGTAAAGCCAAAGGTGTTAGCTGGGCCTTTAGTAAATTCCTAGGATGCCAGCTTATAGATATAGTCAAGAGCAGTCATCGCGAAGATGATTTTATTACTTCATGTATTCAATATGCAAGCAGCAGTTCAGACCTGAGCGCACCTTTTATCAAATTAGAATAAATTGGATGGTAGCCATCTTAAGTTATCATATTATATAAATAAATTTAATATGATAACAAAGAATGCATTAACACAAGATCAGAAAGATCTTTATCGTAAAATTTATTTAGAAACGTATAGTATCTCTGAGATATTAAGACGGTGTAAAGACGGGGTTGGTCGAGTAAGAATACAAAAGTATCTTAATGAAATAGGTATTTATGAAGGCCTTACTGGTGATAATTATCTTAAGACGAAAGCTAAAAATCATGAAGATATAATGCTTTCAAAACATGGTGTAAAAAATTGGGGGCAAATCAGCGGGGGCTTTGCAATAATTAACGATATCCCATATGATAAATTACCATTTGTTCATGAATATAGCGAGTATTGTAAAAAGGTAAAAAAATTAACAGATAAAAATGTTAAGAAAATAAAAGATGCTAAAAAAATTCCTTCATACTGTCAATATAGCGGAATTATGTTTGCAGAATGTGAAAGCTTAAAAGTTAATCCAAATGATTGGCGAAAGCGATCCGTTGATCATATTAAGCCTATTATATTATGTTTCTTTGATGGTGATAGCATTGAATATGCGGCAAGTATTGATAACATTGCGTTTGTATTAAAATATATAAATAGTATTAAGGGAAATAGCACTCTTGAGAGTTGCACAAAAATAATCCAAAACATTAAAGAGAGATTTATAAATGCAGGTTACACAGTTGAAATCATTTAAAGATTATATTACCGAAGCTAGTGTCGCTGGCAAGAATGTTCATATGCAACATTTGGAAGATGCAGTATTATACGGCGGTGTCAGTGGTACACGTGATGCAATTAACGCTTTGCGCAGCCTACGCGATATGTTGGCCGGAAACTCGCATTCTAATATTGATGTAACAATTAAATTTGATGGCGCGCCAGCCGTGTTCTGTGGCGTTGATCCAAGCGATGGACAATTCTTTGTAGCTAAAAAAGGTATCTTCAATAAGAACCCAAAGGTATATAAAAGTATAGCTGATGTAAAAGCCGACACAAGTGGCGAACTTGCTGACAAACTGAGTGTTGCTTACGTCGAACTAAAGAAACTTGGTATCAAGAATGTTATACAAGGCGACCTGATGTTTACCAAAGGTGACCTAAAAACGGTTAGTATTGAAGGAGAAAAGTATGTTGTGTTTCAACCCAATACCATTGCATATGCCGTTCCTGCCAACAGCCAATTGGCTGATACGCTAAAGAAGGCAAATCTTGGCATTGTATTTCACACATCATACAATGGCAGTAGTTTTGAGAGTATGACTGCTAGTTATGGCGTTGACACACGATCTCTTAAAAAGTTGCATAGTGTATGGTATCAAGATGCTACCATTCATGACCTGAGCGGTAAGGCTACACTGACAGCAGCTGATACGGCACAAGTTACGGCTGCACTATCTGAAGCAGGCAAGATCTTTCAAAAGATTAGCAGCACCACTCTAAAAGCTATCGAA